CATTCTTTACCAAGACAGACTTCTCAGACTGTGCAGCTCTCTGGAAGAGATCTTACTTAACCCGTCGTGAAGTGATGAGCTTACTACCATCATACTCAGATCTTATATTGGATATCCCTATAAACAACTATGATGGTAAGTTTAACTTTAACCCTAACAATTATGCTCTAAGACCTAACAATAAGATGGTTTATGATGAGTTCTGGTATCAGGACTATAGAGAACAAACCATGTTGATTGACCCCAAAACAGGCGAGTCCATGGAATGGCGAGGCGATAAAGAGAAGCTTGATCAATTCCTTATGGCTTATCCAGATGTACAGATAACTAAGACTGACATTCCTACTGTACGCTGTGCCATCATCGTGGAAAATGTTGTCATATTGGATAATAATATCAACGGAATAGACCGCATGCCTTTTGTACCTTGTATGGGATATTATAATCCTGAATTACCCAATCTAGCCGAGCGATTGCAAGGAGTCGTCAGGGCGCTCAGAGATCCACAATTTCTATATAATAGACGTCTTATTATAGAGTCTGATTCTCTTGAGGCTACTATCAATAGTGGTTGGATGTATAAAGAGGATGCTCTTGTTGATCCTAATTCAGTGTTTGAGTGTGGCAATGGCAAAGGCATAGCCATAAAGAAGAACTTTAATATTCAAGAATCTATCCAGAAGATACCTCAAGAAGTTATACCACCAACAACTCAAGAGTTACGCAAGGCCTACAGCTCAGAAATGCCCCAAATATCTGGTGTATCGGAGGAGCTTATGGGCGCCGCTTCTGATGATGTAGCTGGTGTATTATCCATGTTACGCCAAGGTGCTGGTTTAGTATCATTACAGGGCTTATTTGATCAATTGGATTTCTCACAGAAGGCACTTGGCCATATCATACTAGATCTTATACAAACCAACTTTATGCCTGGCAAGGTACAAAACATTCTTGGTGAAGGTGTAGAGATGTCACCAGCCTTTTACAGTAGGCTATTCGGTAAATATAACTGTGTTATCGAAGAAGGAATGCTAACAGCTACGCAAAAGCAGATGCAGTTTGCACAACTTATGGAGTTACGCAAGTTAGGCGTTGCTATACCAGACGATGTGCTTATTGATTCATGCACAGTTACTAACAAGACAGAACTTATGGAGTCTATCAAGAAGCAACAAGAATCTGCACAACAGGCACAGCAACAACAAATGCAAGTCGAACAACAAGAACTTCAAGCACGTGCAGAACTGGCACAAGCCAAAGCACAAGCAGATAGAGGCCTTGCAATTGAACGAGTATCACGTGTAGAGGAGAATGAAGCACTAGCCATAGAACGTAAAGCAGCAGCCAAGAAAGACGAAGAAATAGCCTTATTGAACATGGTTAGAGCACTTAAAGAGATTGAGCAAATAGATATAGACCAATTACAGAAGCTTATCATGTTAAGCAAAATGTTAAGTCCAGAGACTACAGCTGGACAAGGTAACCCTGTACAACAAAAAGCGCCTGCGAAGTCATTGAATCCCAAACCAATGGCGTCTCAGGCGCCTAAATCGTTAGGACTATAATGGAATGCGATTATAAGAAGGTAAATATCAAGCCTTTCGAAAAAGAAATGGTTATCGGTAAGATACCAACTTACGATAACAACGTTCAAGAATCTGATTATCAAAACAATAAAGGTAAGGAAAAACATGAAAAAAAGCATAAAAAAAGAAATTATTAAGGGCGAGAAGGCCGAATTCAAAGAGCATAAGAAGGCAATCAAGGGCAAGAAGTCAGTGGCTAAGCAAATTGCTAAAGACCATATAATTGGCGAGAAGATGCCAAAGTACTACGAAGAACTTGATAAGATGGAAAAGAAAGCCAAGAAGCCTAAGAAATCAAAGAAAGGTAAGAAATGACAATTGAAGTTCTCAATAAACTGTTCCCATTAATGAATTTAATGAAAGATCTGGGAGAAGATGAGCTTGAATTTTTACAGAAGTATATTACATCTACCTTGGCGGACGATTTTAAAGATATGTTCCACCACTTTATTGCTGCTCAAGTGGGATTTATTGAAGAAGAAATTGAAAAGAAGTTCTGATAATGAAAAGCCCTAAGTTAGGGGTATAACCTTGCTCTCATGTCGTGACAAAATGTCACGGGTTGAAAAGCAGTTTCTAAGGAGCCAACAATGGCAAAGAGATATCACGGCGGATTCACACTGTCAGATGCGCCAGTGTTTCCAAAAGAAGTACGGTTTCAAGAGATGGCTGATCCATATCAATCATTAAACATTACCTATGCTGATGACATTGTTGGTGTAGATAAGCAGATTCGCGATGATACCAAAGATATGCATAAAGGACTTGATCCGCAGAAGGTGTAAAATGCCATCTATGCCAAGAATAAACGCAAAGTGTAGCAAGATAGCATATCAAATTCTCGGTGAACCTGAGCCATTGCGCTATAAAAAAAGCAAGAAGCAAAGAAAGATCGATGATATAGCTGTTAAAGAGTCTATTTATCCAGTAGCTCTGCGACACGTGTAAGATGTTGTAGGGGTTGTTCTAGCAACCCCTACATATCAATGCCAAAAGGATAGGAAATTGGAAAATCTAACACAAAAGGCATATGAAACTTTAGTCTCGGACACTCAACCTCAGGGTGTTCATGATGTAGCATCTGGTTTCTATTCATTATATGAAAATGCTGTAAGAAGTGCACTTGATAATGGTATAAAAGAGATCCCTGGAGACTTTTATATATTGGGTATCGTGTACAAAGATCCTATGATCAAGACACAAAATGCTCTACAAATAAGGGCAAGATGCTGTGCAACCTGCCCGATACCTACATGGAGTTCTAATGTATATAAATATCACAGATCTACTTCTGAATTAGAACTTCTTTGGTCGATACCTCCTTTATCTACTTGTTGTTACTATGAATATAACAAGAAATTAGTACCACCATCTGAGTATTGCATACTCAAGAATGTGTTGGATTTCCACTCGGGAGAACTCGATATTATCTGTGCACGAGAACAAGCACTCACTGACCCAAGTAAAGCCAAATGTTATAAGATTAAAGACCCAACGGAAGGCCAAGCGGCCTAACGTGCCTTACAAGGAATAGTATGATTGATGATACAGTAATGGAATCACTTGAGACACCAGAAGTTGAACCAACACAGACTACAGAAATTGCTAAAGAACCCGTCATTGACAATGCTGCTATTGAAAAACGAGCCGAAGAACTCTATCAGGCTCGTAACTTTAAGACTTTACGGTCACAAGCAGAGCAATTGGCTAAAGAACGTGATGAATATAGAAGATTATATGAAACATCTCGCCAAACCCCATTGGAAGTTGACCCTGATGATGACTCATATATTGAAAAAAAGCATCTCAAGCAGACAAAACGACAACTCGATGAACAATATGCCAAATTAGCCCAACAACAACAAGAACTTCAAGCCAGTATAATTGAACAGAACATAAGAAGTCGTTGCCCTGACTTTGAAACTGTTGTTACTGATGAGACACTAGCTAAGTTACGCAATGAATACCCTGAAGTTGCTGCAACTCTCAATAGTTCACCAGATATTCAATCAAAAGCTATAGCCGCATATAAACTTATCAAGAAACTAGGTGTTCATGATCCAGTAGTTGAAGCAGACAAGGCACTTATTGCCAAGAATGCTGCTAAGCCTAGAGTATCTGCAACATTGCCTCAAAGTGGTGATCTTTCCAGAGCAAATGCCTTTGAACGTGGTATGACTGATGCTGAGAAAGAAGAAGTCTTTAGAAGAGCACAAGAATTCGCCATGAAGGGTTAATATGGAAATAATCTTTTCATATGATTTTTGTAGTATCGCCTATGAAGGTAAGCGAATATATGTAGGTAATTCATTCCATATATCTGAAGATGACTCAGTATTATGTGAAGTTGCTAAGCGATTCGGTGTTAGCGTTCATCTAATAGTTAGAACTCTTGAAAGTATGAAGTTTTGGGTTAAAGAACTTAAGAAGGATTAACATGGATATTGAACAATTTATTATGGAAAATCCAACATGGATTAATGTAAAAGAGAAATATCCTCCAGATTATACAGATGTTAAAGCATTAGTTTGGATGTTTAACAATTTTTCTATAGAAACTGTTCATCATGAAATTGAAGGTAACTTCTCAACACATACACCACATGGTTGGTGGTCAGAAAAGGTAAGTCATTGGACCTTATAGATTTAGAAAACATTCTCAAAAAGTTGGGACTTAGCGAGAAATGTAGGTATTGTGAACCATGTTCTATTGCTGATCCTATTAAGGAAGCGTGCAAACAGATGCATAGAGAAGGCAAGTTAAAGGGTGATACTACATTTGTTGATATTGCTGAATATGTAGCGCAGCGAACCAAAAAAGAGAAAGATGAAAAATGAAAATGCGCTATTATGATCCATTCCATATCGGTAAAGCATTAACTGGTGTTTTAAACCAAATGGAAAGTGATGGAGTATTGAACGAATCTACAACAATAGATCAAGTATCAAATTATGCTGGAAGTCATATTAAAATACAAGAAGTAGAACCTGAAAAAGAAAATATTATCTATTTAAAAGAGACCAAGTAAGAATACGATTAACACCTGGTCTCCTATTGAATTCGATTCATCATATAACTTGTCATTAGATTTTTCAATGATCTATAATCATTTTAACGTAATAATTGAGATCGTAACTCATAGGCGTATATCAATGGCTTCGCCAACCACTCGACGTACATAGTGAGTTCGTCACTCACCGACGTGTAAATAGGTTTCGTCTCCTATAAAATCAAATTAGTTTAGTGGGAATACTATGCCTACAGTAACGACAAGTATAATGCCTGCTGCGGTACAAGCTTCGTTTGACCAAACGTTGTTATCTACCCCAACTAGGAATTTTATATATAATATTGCCGCCCAAAGGCGACAAAAGACAGCAAACTCAGGTGATACGATTCGATTCATGCGTTTTAACCAGTTAGACGCAGCTCTCGTTCCGTTAAATGAAAAACTAGCGGAAGTAAAATTTTCTCTGATTGACTTGGAGTTCGAAGTGGCGAAAAGCTAACCGATGACAAGGGGCAAGATGATTGATAAAATAACTTTGATTACTACTGCAGTGCAAGACCACTTAAGCATCTACCGGGAAAGTGCTAGCGTTTGCACACGCCAGTTATGGCTAACAAAACTCGCTAATGACGAGACAAAAACCATAATGAGTCAGGTTCGACTCCTGAAGCGCGGGAAGCAGGTCAGTAGTAATCATTTCAATTATCAGCCTGAACGACTAAGTGAGAAAACCTCTAGTAATAGAGGATGCGATAGTCTGAACTCTACACGATAAGGTAGAGAGTCTGGGTCGAAGAACCTGGATCGCCTAGAAATAGGTCATAAAAGTAACAGTTTGTAGGAAATTCTGGGATTACGCCGCCTGCATCGACACTTTCAGCGATTTACGTTGACGCGAAGATGTCATTTTATGGATCATGGATTGCAATTAACGAACAAGTTCAGTTGCAACATCAATGTCCTATCTTGAATCAAGCGGCAATTCGTCTTGGTGTACAAATGCGTATTACTGAAGATGAACTTACAAAAGATATGCTTAGCGCCACAGCGAACATGATTAACTGTACTTCTGGTGTATCTGCTGATCTTCCTACTGAAATTAACCCAACAGACATTTTGGAAGCTACTACAAGGCTCCAAAGTGCTGATGCGATGACTATTTCAGCTATGATCGGTGCAGAGAATAAATTCGGTACAGGTCCAGTGTATTCGGCTTTCTGGTGCATGACTCATACTAATTTAATCCCTGGATTGACTGGAATGCCTGGGTTCTTACCTAAGTATGCCTATGCAAAACAAGAGAATGTTCTGAACTCAGAAATAGGTTCTTTTGCATATGCAAGATTCCTAGTCAGTTCTGCTGGTTCAACAACTCCTAATGGTTCTGTTAATGGGCAGACGGTTTACAATAGCATAATTGTTGGTGGTGAATCTTACGGTATTATCGACCAAGATAGCTACAAACCACAATTTATCTATTTACCTCCTCAATATTCAGGCCCATTAGCTCAAAACTCAACAGTAGCGTGGAAAACTGCAATGGTCCCACGAATATTTAATGATCAATGGATCTGCATGTTAAGGTCTACGTTACTTTAAGGAGATTATATGTTGACTATAACAACACAAGGTTCATTTGTATCTGATGGGACATCACATATCGTGACAGTTCCACAAGGTATTGATTGGTTCAAGGTATTTAACTATTCAGTTTGGCAAGCTCAAACATTAGCTAGTGGATATGAATTCACATGGTTACGTGGAATGCCAATCAATGAAGGTCTGATTCAGTTTAATACTCAAACAGCAGCTTTTGACTTCGTTTCAGCATCTGCTGCTTGTTCTACAGCACCTGTTTCACCAGGATTCATCTTATTTGACTCTACAACTCAGTTGCCTTCGGTACAAGTTGTAGTTGCTGCTTGTTCTAACAACGTAGCTCCAGTCATTACCACAGCTAATACACTTAGTTTAGTACCTGACCAAACAGTCATTAGGATTTATGGTTATACAACTGCTGAATCTATTAATGGTATTGATTATACAGTTACCGCTGTAACTCCAGCTACTAACTTTACATTACCAACTCATGCAACTGCTATACCTGCTGATGCTGGTAGTGCAAATTCTAATTACCGTGTGATCTCATACGATCCATCACCAATGTTCTATCCAACTAACCGCACGATTATTAATATTTCTCAAGCGGTTAATGCTGTAGTGACAACTTCTGTTGTTCACCAATACACAGTTGGCCAAAAAGTACGTTTGATGGTTCCATCAGCAAGCTACGGTATGGTAGAAGCTAATAACTTACTAGTAACTGTTACTGTTGCTTCAGCAGCAACTCCTACACAGTTCACTTGTAACTTAGATACTACTGGATTTACAGCCTTTACTTGGCCAACAACCTTGGCAACAAGACAACAATTGGCCCAAGTAATTCCAGTTGGTGAAGAGTGTTCTAACTTTACACCTGCATCGGGATATGTACCACCTTACGCCTCATTAAGTTTCTTCGATGCTACCGAAAATAAAGGTATTCGAGGAATGTTATTAGGCGCTGGTGCTATGTCACCTGCTGGTGTGAATACGAACATCATCTATTGGCAAGCCGGTAAAGTCGAGAATCTATAAGATACCGAAGATCGTGAGATCTTCCTAGTGATTTATCCCAAGGCTCGTTTCCTTTTGGCTATGAGCCTTGGGGTCTGTGAAAATTCCTATAGCCACAAGGGGAAAAAATGGTTACAGAAGTGAAAAAAGACAAAAAACAAGTAAATATCCAGTACATGAGAGATAAAGATGCCCAAAAAGTTAAAGGTATCTTTAGATTCCATGAACGTAAGGGCGGCACCCTAGATTTCTCGTATAAATTCTATAAGGGTGATCCAATTGAAGATTATCACCTTACAGATGATCAGATATACGATATACCACTGGGTGTTGCTAAACATCTTAATAGAAGTGGTCGATATGCAATCCATGAATTTACCACTGATAAGAATGGTGTACCTTCATCGAACATTGGTAAACGTGTAGCTCGATACTCATTTGAATCATTAGAGTTCATGGATGTGAACGATATGAAAGATACGAGTGATATGATACCCGAAGTAACATCAGCAGGTTAATATGCCAATATATGCCCTTCAAGACAATGTATATGCACCAGCAATGCGACTCATTACAGCAATAACACAAGCAGAGTTAGCGGAGGTTACGACTTCGTTTGCTCATGGTTATGTTAATAATACGATAGTTCGGTTCTATATACCTCTTGGATGGGGCATGTATCAGATTAACCAGCAAACAGGCACTATAACTGTTACAGGAGCTACTACTTTTCTTGTTTCTATCGATACCAGGTCGTTCGAAGCGTTCGTAGCTCCTGTAATTCAACTCGAAGTTGCCCAAGTAGTTCCCATTGGTTCGCAGGGTGGTGTTCCCCTTACATATAATCCTGCATTAAATAATATTTTATATTAAGGAAGAGTATGCCAACACTATTAGATATACAGACTCTTGTTAGAAACCTTACGAGGGCACCATCACCAGCACAGTTATCAGATGCTGCGATCAATGAGGCTGTTAATACCTTTCTACTATATGACTTCTCATATCGTATAAGACCACTAGATTTAAGGCGTACGCTAACATTCTATACCTCGCCTTATGTTGATACCTATTCTACAAATACCGTTGATCCTACAAGTCCTTTGTACGATTTTAAGAATAAGTATGTTAATGTCATGAATCCTTTCTATGTTGCTGGCTTTCCTGCTGTACTAGCACAAGATAGAGAATCATTCTGGGCTATGTATCCACAACAGCAATATGTTACGACATTGCCCCAACTGGGCGATGGCGTAAATAGCCACTTCACAGGTAGATTAGCCTATGTTCCAGCTATATACCAAAATACAGTGACCTTTACATCACAGACACTAATTGGTGCTGATATAGCAGCTAATACTATCAAAGATGTACCTAATTATTTACCTAATGGAATAATGGCTACTACAGGACAGTTTGTTGTTCCTGATCAGTTAGCACCATTCTGGGGTACGATTAATTATGTAACAGGTGACTATGATATTACATTCCCGTTACCTCCAATGGCTCAAAAACCTATAACAGTAGAGTACTTATCTTATGTTCCAGGTAGACCTTATAATATATTGTTTTATAATGACACTTTTTATCTCCGCCCTTCTCCTGATAGAGCTTACCCTGTTACTATGGATGTAACAGTTAGACCTGTAGAATTAATCAATACTGGGCAGATAGTCGAGATAGCTCAATGGTGGCAATATATTGCTTATGGAGCATCTATCAAGATACTACAAAGGCGATTAGACCAGGATACTGTTGCACTTATTACGCCTGAATTCCTTGAACAGGAAGCACTTTGCATGCGCAAAACGCTTGTACAAAACACAAGTAAACGAACAGTAACTATCTATAATCAGCCAAGTAACTTTAGATATGGATATGGTTGGCCAACAGACTGGAATTTCTTTTAATATTAAGATTTTTATTAGGAATAAAATATGCCTTATAATCCGAATGTTCCTCAAGCATTACAGCGTATTAGTGCAACACAACAACCTATTTTAGGTAACTTCACTGAACTTAATACCGATTTCAATACCAACCATATTAATTATACTTATGTTAATGCAGCAGATCGTGGAAAACATAACCTTGTGCAATTTGTTACACAAGCACCACTTGCGGTACCAGCAGTTGGAGCAACAGAAGTTGGTATGTATAACAAAGTTCCTGAAGCTCCATTTCCAATAACAGGCAAACAAGAATTATTTGTAAAAATACCTAATCATGCTGTGATTGGAGCGGGCGATTTAGATATTCCAATAACAGCTCAGCTTTATGATATAGGAACACAAGAGGGGTACTTTTATCTTCCATGTGGTTTATTAGTTAAATATGGATATAAATCTACTGGTCTAGTCGGTCAAATTGATTATCCAGTGGCAGCTAACATACCAGTATTTAAAGGCGTATTTTGGGCAAATGCTACAACGCATAGTAATCTTAATTATTTTGCTGTTATAAGAGATTATACAACATCTGTGGCTCATATAATCGTTGTATGTGTTGATACTAACGGTAATGTTGTGACTGGCGAAAATGTAAACTATATCGCAATAGGATACTAAAATGGCCTACGATAGATTCATGATTGCGCCCTATGAGACAGGTCTTAGGCTAGATGTCAAAAGCTGGGCGATTCCTGAGGAAGCATTCGAAACTATAGATAATGCTTATGTTTGGCGTGGAAGAGTTCGTAAAAGATTCGGTGCGCAACCAATGAATCCATCAGTAGATCTAGAAAATCAGCAGTTTCATACTCGATTGCGCATGAAATTACCAGATCCTATTGATTTAATCGCTATTCCAGCAATTGGTAACTTTAGTTACTTCCTAAAACAACCCGGTAATGCAATAGATGTATGGACAGAGTATAAAATAGGTCAAAAGTTTAATGTTGCACCTAACGTTTATTACGAGATAACTTCTTTAGCTGCTGGACCTCAAGCAATGACTCGATTACCTGCTTTAGGAGGTCATACAGGTACATTTGATGTAGATACAGGTGAAGTTATTATTATAGGCGAAAATGCTTTTGCAGGTAATATAGTCACTTTTATACCAACTGGTGGATCTTCAACGATATTAGCCGCTTCACATAGTGCTACTGGATTAGTCCCAGGTCATGGTATGTTAGCAGGTGGAGAATTCGCCCCAGGTGGCATGTTTTCTATCGCCCCAGTAAATCCATTATTACCTATACAATCATTCACTATAGCTACAGGTGGTGCAGGTAACCATGATCTCATAAACAATGTAGTTCCAGCACCGACAACAGCTACGTTTAACAACACAACAGGTAGATACGTATTCCTATTTACAAATGCAGACTATGATGGCCAACCAATATACTATTATCCAGGACAACCTGTAATGGGTCTTCCTAGTTATGAAGATGGTTCAGTTAATACTAATCCTGTTATAGCATTTGATACTCAATTTGCTTATCAATATATAGGTGCTGTACCAGCATGGGAAAGACTTGGAACTGCTGTTTGGACAGGTGATGATACTTATTATTTTGGTGGTGATACGTGGTATGGATTAACGGGAGAGTATACTCCTGTATTATATGTCACTAATTTCAATGCAACTGATAATATCAAATATTATAATGGACTAAACTGGTATAATTTAAGGCCTATTACTAATTTAATAGGTGCGACACTTGAATCTGCACGAATAATCATACTATTTAAGGGTCGTCTCATAGCATTAAATACGATAGAAACTACTATAGGTGGTGGACCATTACTTAGATTTGTTAATAGAGCACGATATTGTTGGCAGGGTGATCCTACGGATGTTGATGCTTGGTTATTTAATGGATCAGGTCTTGCAGATACAGTAGATGCACCTACAAAAGAATCTATTCTTGCAGCAACTATCATAAAAGATAGATTAATCGTGTACTTTGAGGCTTCTACATGGGAATTAGTGTTCACTAATGCTGAGAATATACCCTTCATGTGGCAACAGATTAACTCTGAATTAGGGTCACAATCTACATTCTCCTGTATAAATCTTGATAGATCTATCATTGCTATAGGTAATACAGGTGTGCATTCATGTGCTGGTATCAATGTAGAGCGTATTGATAATAAGATACCTAATGAAATATACAAGATGTTTGCTGATGATGCTGGATCATTACGAGTAGCAGGTATTCGCGACTTCATTAATGAAATGATCTATTGGTCTGTACCTAAGCATACTGTACAGAACCTCGATACTGACAAGTATTGTAACAAGATATTGGCTTATAATTATAAGAGCGATTGTTGGTCATACTTTGATGATTCTATTACTGCTTTTGGGTACTATGAAAACCAGTTAGCTCGAACATGGGCATCCATGTCGCAGACATGGGGATCATGTGACGATACCTGGGAAGGTAATAATCTACAAGCACATCCAAAGTTAATTGTAGCTGGTAACCAACAAGGTTTTACATTCCTTATAGATAACGAACTAGCTAAGAACTCAATCAGTTTGCAGATAACTAACATTACTGCACCTAATATAATAACCAGTATCAACCACAACCTACCATATAGTTCATATGTATACATTACTAATTGTACAGGCCAAACGGCTTATAATGACCAAATTTGGCAGGTAACTGCTATCGATGAGAATACATTAACTGTAAATGCAACTGCTATACCTGCTGTATATACAGGGAATGGTCTTATGACCTTAGTATCACGGGTAAATATATTAACTAAAGCGTATAACTTTTATATAAAAGAGAATCGCAATACAGCTATCCAGAAAGTAGATTTCTTAGTAAACAACAACTCTGGTGGGTTAATATGTGTAGATTTTAGGCCTTCATATTCTGATTTAGACATTAATCACGATGTTGCTCAACCAAGTTATCTTGAATTAACACCGTATGCGCTTATTCCTCTGGAGAGCCGTCAAGATCAGTTCTGGCACCCATTATACTTTAGTTCTGAAGGCGAAGCAGTACAGTTTAGAATATATTATGATGATTACATTATGACTCATCAAGATACAAACGGCTTTTATAATGCTTTTGCTGGATTCCAATTACAGGCAATGACTATATATGCAACAAGAACAAGTTCAACTACGAGGTAAGATATTCTAGGCAGATATATATAGTATTAAATGTCGGTCTAGGTATGCCTACAGCAGTTAAAACAATATCAGTAGCATTAACTTCAATACATATATTGTTTCCTAATGGATCAAGATGTGGAATCTTGAAATACAGCCTATTGGTTGTATCACATGCAGTACCATCAATGAATGTAGTACTCCATTCAGATAAAGCTAGAGGAGTTATATTAAGGCCATGTGGAAACGTATTAGGTCCAAGAAGTAAACCACCAGGAATTATAAATGATTTCCTTGTTACCATGCGTTTAGTTGGTTTTTGCTTGGATAATGGTGTTAATAATGGATTGGGTGGATACGTCTTGCCACATACAAATTCATTATTAGAGTAAATGCCAGTATCTTTTAAGTTTAAAGCTTTGTATACATCGCCAACATTCTCACGCAATTTAATGATAAATTGTTTAAAGGCATCACTATTAACGTCCATACTTTGAATGACATCATCATCGTAAGCTGCTGTAGTTTGTAAGAATAAACCACCCTCGTATCCTGGTCTACTTGGCATGATCTGCCCCTTTTATTTAGAATATACTTGATATCGATATCATTATACACAAAGGAAGAGCGTCGACGGGCGTCTTTCTGAAAGGAATATCATGGCTGGAATGAACAATCCATTACAAAACAGTCTAAAGCAGTTAGGAATAAACAATCCTCAACAACAACAAAGTCAATTACCATGGGCAAATGGTTTTCAGCCTTCATGGGAAGATAAAGCACTTGGTTGGTTAAATCCTGTTGGCGATGCTATTGGCGCTATTGGTGGTGGATTAGAAGATATATTTGGAGAAAGATTATTTGGAAAACCAGAACAATGGAATCAAAGATCTACACAAACGCCTATACAAAGACAATGGGCTGAACAACAGATGCAAAATTCTATGGATGCTCCAAAACCACAATGGGATCCATTAGAAAAATTCGTTAGGCAGAACTATCAACAGAAATCTATCCCATCATTAATGTCTCGTATTGGCAGATTAAACGGTATGAATACTGGTGCAGGACGGCAAATGATGGCGCAAGCTGATGTAGACTTTGAAAATCAATTAGGTGCAATGAAATCAGATTGGGAACGTGGCAACCGTCAAGATCTTAATAGAAATGCTATGACCGCATTTCAGCAACCAGCTTTTTATGATGAACATCAGCAAAAACAAGAAGGAGCTGCATGGCCTATTATGATGGCAGCATTAAGTGGTGCTACTGGCGGGGGCGCAGGTATGGGAACAAATGCTATCGCCGAATTCATTAAACAACTTATGCAACAACAAAACCAACAACCAACAGGTGAATCACAATATGGGAATTCATTCTCTATTCCTAATAAGCAAAATGACAATTGGAACAATCCTAACAACTTATTAGCTTCGTTATATCAACGAAGACCTTCATTGATGCCTAATCCACAACCATTTTAAGGAGTTTTTATGTTCGTTTATGAAAATAAGGGTGAATCAACACCAAATCCATTGACCAAGTATATTGATCAATTTAGCCAAATGATGCAACAAAAGTCTCAAATGTTATCTGAATTCAAGATAAACGAGATGATGAAACAGCTTCAAAAACAACGACAAATGCCAGCTTTAAAAGATATGTTTGGCGAAGAAAGAGGTCAAATGTATGGAGAACTTGAACCTAATGCTCTTCGTGAAGCGATAAGAAATCAACAGAGAACACAAGGAAATCGAGCTTATGCTAATACTACTCAGCAAATGATTAATCGTTTGGTGAATGGTAATAATGCACAAGGACAAGAAGGTGGTATTGAAGTTGACCCATCCATGAATGCATCAGAAATAAGAGATACTGGCAAGTTAGGCATGGATATATATAAAACAAATCAAAAGAATGAACGAGATTTAAAGCAACAACAACTTGCTACTGATACATTTTCAAATAAAAAAGATGAGCAAAAAGCGAAAAAACAATTAGAAAAACAAAAAGTATATAACAAAGACGCTCAACCATGGAAAGATTATCATACTAAGCGTGGTGGAGCACTTGACGATCTTTTTAAAGACGCATTAAAAGCAAAATCATTACTCAATGGCGGTACAATTAAAAATAATGGTTGGGCGATAACCAAGCAACTTATGCCTGCAAGTCACTATAATACAGATACCCAAGACTGGGAAGGTATAATGAAAAAAGTTGTAACCGATACAACTTTGGCACAAAAAGGTAATCCAACAAAGTATCGTCTTGAAATGACAGAAGCACAAAAACCTACCATATTTGATACTCCAGAAACACAACAACGCAAGTTAGATCGATATCTTAATCAAGTCGCTGAAATATTACTTGATAAGCGTATTGGTGAAGATATTATGGCAGAAAATGATGGCGAAGTTCCTAAAAACTTCTCTCAATTACGTTCTGAACGCCGAGATGAAATGCGTAGACAGGGCATTGATCCAATAGAAGAAGTGATGCAACGCCGTGGAGATCAAGGCGAAGAAGAAGAGTTTGACGATGCTGAGGTACTCGCACATCCAGAGAACTATGAAGAAGACCAAGAATATATAGATTCAAATGATAAACATTATATTATTAAAAATGGTAAATGGATGGATAAATAATGGGAAAATTCGTTAAAAAGGGTCCTGCACCCCAAGAATCTACAGGTAAATTCATAGGACGAAATCTTAGCAAAGCTCCTGCATTATGGTATGAATCTGCACGTTCTGGATTAGGACTTGGAAATATTCTTGATATGGCTATACGTCAAACAGAACCTGCAAAACAACAATATGCAGAACCAACTAACCAATTAGATGCTATAGGACAAGCAGTTAATAAACGATTTGGTGATGTGTTTAGCAATTTAAGATCTGGTGCAAGTAGGATTCTGCCAAGTACACAGAAGGCCAATGAAGAGATCTCTCATATACTACCTAAATCAATGACTGAACATAAACCTGAAGATTGGCTTATGGAGTTATTGATAAATGAATTGCCAATGGCTGCTATGTCAGGAGGATTCTCTGGTGGCTTGAAAGGCCTAGGTAAATACTCTCTAGGTGCTGGTGCTATGCATGCAGGAGGACACTTTGGCGGCGAACTTGGTGGCGCTGTAGGTTCAGAGCTTGGCAATGAAGAAGTAGGCCGATTATTAGGTGGATTGGCTGGTGGTGTTGGAGCTGGTATGTTAACACATAAAATACTACCTTCGCAGGTACTACCAGGAATGCAAGAAGAGTCTCAAAGAAAGTCATGGGAAGAACAAAAAAAGATGTCTTACGAAGATTTCCAAGCACAATTAGCTAAAGAACATGAAGACTTCTTGAACAAACAGGAATATGACATTAAGTATCTTGAGAATATGACTGAACAAGAACGAGCCGATTTTAGAAATGAACAGTCATCAGAGTTAAAAGCTATACAAGAAGAACATCGACAACTCGTTAAAGAACTTGAAGATGAACATACTTCTGCAAGCCAAAAGCTACCTCAAGAAACAGAGGCTTTTAGAAAAGAAAAACAAGCCCGTATAAAAGCGCTTCAAAAGAGAAAATCTGATTATGACAAGAAGATAAAAGAACATAAAGCTGTAGTTAAAGAATTTGGCGAAAAACATAGCAACTTTACAGGTCAAGAAGTAGGTGATGCTTCAGGAATCCTCGATACTATAGATAAAATAAGAAGAGAACTCGGCGAAGGTATAACTAAGGCAGATAGAGATGAAATTGAAGAATTCATAGGTCAATTACAAGCATCAATTAAGGGAAAATACATGTCTCTTAAGACAGCTAAGAAGTTTCTTAAGAGAAAGAACGAGCGAGTTTTTCCATCAAAAACACCCAAAGAATTCAATACAGTTAGAGAGGTGTCAAACACCTTAAAAGAAGAACTTAATAGATTATCTGAACCATTACATCAATTCATTTCAGATACAGCTAGTCCAGAACACGCTGAAGCCTTTCAAAAATACAATGAATCTACACAGGCTTATAAGCAGATGGAAATGGAAAGACCAAATTTCAGAAGATCTGTTGATGAAGAAATAGGTCATGCAAGAGCAGATAAGTTCTCTGAAACTCGGAAAAATGCTCTTGAAAGGCAACAAAAACAGGCAGCAGATAAATTAGCTACTACTAAAGCCCAACATAAAAAAGAAGTTTCTGCTTTAGAAAAAAGGAAACCTGCTGGGACTCATGCGAAGGCTCTTGAAGAAGCAAGAACACGTAAGATAGATGATGCGGTTATTCAAGGTAAAATAACAGAACTTGAGAAACAGACATGGGAAGGTCATAAGAAGAGCCAGATACGTAATGCATCTGACACTGAGAAGATCTTAAAGCATCTAGGTAAACTTACTACTAGTTGGGGATCAAGTGGCGCCTATGCAGCTTATGGTATCTATAAATCACTTGGTTTAATACCTAACGCAGCAGGAACTGCTTTAGTTAAAATTGGTACTAAAGCAGCACAAGAAATTGCACTAGCTACAAAGGTCCTTAAAGAGAATCCAGAACTGAGACAACCTTATGCGAAACTTCTTACTATGACTGCTAAAGAACAATTACCAGATGCTATTAGAATAGCTGATAGATTAGGTGAAGATCTTCAACGTAAAATAGAAGAACAAAAGAAAAAGAAAAAAGGTGGACGTTTTGTTAAGCGGGCATCTAAATAAAAACCCCCCAACCCGCATCGATTGGAGGATCATAACATAAACCATTACTATTTTAGCATACGCTTATCATTAAGCAATTTTAACGCTATTGCTTTCAATACATATTCATTTATGGATGATCTTGTCATAGCAGAAATGATTTTTATTTCTCTGTGAAACTCTTCATTCATTCTAAGGCATATCTTCTTATCTTTTTTATCCATGGTTCTCCTATAGGAAGCTATCATGCTATAAGCGTACCACAAATACATTGCCTTTAGCTTCTGCTTTTTTATCTGATTGTAGAGATACATTAATATCCTACAAAAGGAAGACTGAAAGTCTGACGTCTTCAGAAGGAAGCCATGGAAATCAAAGATATCGTCTCTATTACAATACCCAAAGGTACATTAACATACTCATTCAATATCCCTGTTGGAGCAACTCTTGGAGAAGCGTTTGATGCTTGCTTTGAATGCCTTAACACAATATTGGATATGCAAAAGAAGGCTATTCAGAAACCAGAAGAAAAAGCAGGTGATGAATGAGCTTACAAAATAAGGTCACACCACTAGCTCTACAGCTTATTGGAGCACCATTCACTGGAGCATGGCAGTTACTATACCCAGGATTCGAACAACCTATATTCATGATTCGCATAATCAACGATTCAGATGTTGGATTACTTGTCAGTTATGACTCTGCTGATGCTGGCCAAGTTGAAAATGACTACGTAGCTGAAAATGACACTATCCAGATATATTTCCAAGCTAATGCTCAACCTAACTATGCACCTGCCAATTTAAGTCAAGGACGCAAAGTCTGGATTCGTAGTATAGGTGCTGGTGGTGCAGGTTTAGTAGCATGTACAGGTTATACGAGTTACAGGTGAAATAATGAACCATAATTCGTATGTTAATCCAATATTCTTTGATGCTATTGCATTAGCTGATCTTACAGGTGCATTTACTGCTATTAATGTACCACTAGATCAACCAGCATTCTATTTATCCATAAAAAACGTCTCTAATTATGCAATTGTTATTTCGTATGATGGAATCGCAGCAAATGATTATATCCCTGCTAACGACACTTTCAATATAGATACGGACACTATGTTCAACAGGGAGAAGTTAACAACTCCTTTATGGCCTGTTGGAACAATTGTATATGCAGCAGTGCTAGATTTTCCATTTCTGAAACCACCTGTTGGAGTTATCTCAGTATCTGGATTTACAAGTTTTACATGATAAAGGAGCAATATGGCAAATACGATGACAGCAATGAGAGCAACACATGATCCTATTAGGGAATTGATATGGAGCGAAATTGGATTTGATTGGACCCCAATAGATACTCCACTAACTCATCCAGCTCGATTAGTAGTTTTACAAAATTGGACTGATTCAGATCTCATGATTAGTACGAAGTGGACTGATCTTCTAATAGATCCAGATTATGGAGAGATTGCCCTTAAGGCCAGTTCTCATCGCGTACTTGATATAAGTTCAAATAACTTTTCTACGCAAACTGGTGGCATCTTTGCCTATCCAGCAGGTACTCAGTTTTGGGTTAGATGGATAGATATTGCGCCTACAATCCAAAGTCTTTATCTGGAAGTTATTTATGGGGAAGATTTATTATGAGCCAAATAACCTTTTTTAATGGTTTCGGACCTGTACCACCTGGAGCAGTTCTTAGAGTTAATACTCCAGCAGGATTTGCAACACCTGACGCTGGTGGAATAATCAATCTTAATCCAGGTGCAAACATTATTACGAGAGGTAATAATGCCCATTCACTTTCCGTTGAAGTAACAGATTCTATATATTTACCAGCGACTGAAGGTCCTGATGGCACTGGACTATCAAAAGGCGTATATGGGATAGAAGACACAAGAGTACTTCATACTATGGGCGGCTTAGCCCTTAGGAATGTTTTTGTAGGATTTAGAGCTGGCAATCTTAATGCTGGCCTTGTAGGAGAGGGTAATACATCTTGTGGTACTCAGTCTTTGGCTCTTTTAACTTCTGGTAATGGGAATTGTGCTTTTGGAGCTTCATCGTTATCTACAAACGACGTAGGGTTCAACAATTGCGCATATGGTGACGGGTCTCTTGCTGCAAATATTGATGGAGAAAACAATTGCGCATATGGTCATTTGTCATTATTTAGTAATTCAAGCGGATCGAGGAACATATCGATTGGTAGCGCTTCTTCTTTCGATATGGATATTGATGCTAATGATAATATAGTTATCGGAAACCGTGGAAATACTGGGATCAACAATACTATTATTATAGGTGATAGTGCCAGTCAAGATGCCAACTATCAAGCAGGAATATATCAAAAGACTGTTGGCACTACAAACGAAAATGTGGTTATAGACAGCGTAGGTAAACTTGGTACTTCTGGACCAGTTTGCGGGTCTTATGGATTCCTAGCAACAATAGATGCTGATCTTCCAGCAAATCTGGCTCCGCACTTTGGATATTTCCTAGGAAGAGGCGTATTTGCGTTAACGCCAAAATACGATAATTCACTCGGTGCGTTCTATATAGGCGATGCTATTTTAGAAGCAAGTTATACAGCTCCAATAACTGGATTGTATTCTTTCACATATAATCTTGTTTTGCACAATGTGAAAGTAACCAATTCTACTAACTGCTGGATGCTACTTGGAACAGGTATAGTTGGACAGCCTGGCGCATTTGCTTCATGGTCACCTTATTACATGGGGGCAGGTAATCAAATAGGTTCAGCAAATCAAGCAACTTTAAGAGGTATGTACTCTTTTACTCAACAAATTTATTTAACAATCGGTCAGCAGGTTTTATTTAGATTCTTTCCATATGCTGCAAACATGGGTTCTGAAACAGCAGATCTAGGGCTGGGTCAATATACAAGTATTTCAGGATATTTAGTTCACACATAATAGTTTAATTATAAAGGAAGTTCGTCAGAACTGACGTTCTTCAAGAAGGAAGAAAATGCCTAAATTATACACAAAAAGAGTGGCGTACGGATTAACACCACCTAATATTAATATAGTAGAATCTCCAAAACAAGCGTTTAGTGATCCTACAGTTAATGATCGTTATGATGCAGGTCAATTATGGCTTAACCAGACTGATAATACTGCTTGGCTATTAGTATCATATACGGGTGGTATACCTATTTGGATCCAGATAGATAATTCGAACATCACTGGAGTAGCTTGGGTTATATCAGCGAATAATGCTATAGCAGCTGCAAATAACACTGGTTATATAGTAACTGGCAACCCACCGGCAATTACATTACCTGCAAATTCACCAGTTGGAACCATTATCCAAGTAGTTGGAAGAGGCGCAAATAACTGGCAAATACTTACAAATGCAGGACAACGCATTGTATTCAATGGTGTTACTAGTCTTGCAGGTGCTGGTGTTCGATTAGTAGCTACACATGCAGGTGATACATTAACACTTACTACAACAGTTGCAGACGTAGAATTTACCGTAATACAAACAAATGACAACCTTAACCTTATCACTGTTTAAGGAAGCACATACGTGCTGACTTCTTCACAAAGGAATAACTATGCCTTTTTTAAATATGACAAATAACTACCAATCAAGTAAATACATCGTAGACGTTGCTGGCGATACCCCATTTGCAACTATACAGTCAGCTATTGACCAAGTGTTAATAGATTTTGGTGGTGCGCCAGCAGCTGGCGTTAATATTGAAATTAGACCAGGTACATATACAGAAAACCTCATTCTCGATAACAACATCAACCTTAGTGGATGTACTGATGTTATCGGAACAGGCACAGCTGGTTCAGCGATTGCTCAAGTTGTTATTGATGGTATCCATTTCCCTCCAGGAACAGGCTCAATAGTATTTTCTAATATTAAGTTCGTTACTGCGACATCTGTTTTATCTGAAGTAGCAGCAGATTCAACCAATATAGCATTCTACAACTGCGTTTTCGCTTGTGCTAATGGATATGTCTGTGATCTTCTTAATTACACTGGTGATATTACTTTTGAGTCTTGCAGTGATATCTCGGCAGACAATGGTATTGTTAACAATACAGGTGGTTCTGCAGTCGATGTTAAAGACTCGCAACTTGGAGCCACTGGTCATACCCTATCTTTAACAGGTCCAACAAGAATATTTAACAGTCGTATATTCTGTCCAGTGTCGTTTACAACTGCTACAGCAGTCGCACAAATACAAGATTCGACCATTGATGCATTGATTACAATAGATAATCTTGCTGATGTTTCTATCTATAACTCGTATTTGCACAATACCGCAGCATGTATTACTACCGCTTCAGCCGTAGGCACTCCATTAAAACTCGGTAACGTTGTCATTGATACCCCTGTAGTTGGCGATGCTATTGAAGGTACTGGTTCAATTAGCATGGGTGGTGTAGTTTACATGGAAACTTCAGCCATAGCAGGAACTTTGACAGTATCTACACTTGATGTATTAGCTTCAAGTTTGCTTCGCACCTATGGCAATATTGAGATGCCTGCAACGAATGCAGCAGGATCTAGAGGCGTACTATATCTTGATGCTGCTCCATTTGTTCAATCTCTAGGTACAAACAACACTTTTGTAGGTGAAGAAGCTGCCAATCTTACTTTGACAGTTGCCAATGCTACAGATGACACTGCACTTGGATATCAAGCCCTTCATCACGTTACCACGGGGCAACAGAATACAAGCATTGGGTCTTCAAGCCTTCATATTACAACTGGGTCAAACAACGTCGCAATCGGATATAATGCGGGTTCTGCTTTAGTAGCGGCTGAATCTGGCAATATCATGATTGACTCCGTTGGTGTGATTGGAGATGCAACAACTACTAGAATTGGTACGGCACAAACAGCTAACTACCAAGCAGGCATCTATCAAGCTACAAGTGGTGCGGTAAAAGAAGTCGTATATGTGGATAATACGGGCAAACTCTCATCTTCTAACCTTGGTGTTGCTCAATGGACTACAGCAACAGCATCGCTTAATGCTGCTGTAAATACTGCTTACCTCGTTAAGATGGCTATACCAGGGTTGTGTACAATAACGCTTCCAGCCGTATCGGCAGTTGGTGACGTTATCGAAATAACTGGATATACCGTAGGTGGCTGGTTACTAGCTCAAGGTGCTTTGCAGCAGGTCAACTTTATTGCAGCTTCGACTACTTTGGGTGCTGGTGGCTCATTAGCTTCAACACAGCGTTATGACAGTATCAAGATCGTATGTGTTACTGCAAACACTGATTGGAACGTGCTTTCATCGTCGGGAAACATCACAATCGTTTAATATAAGGAACTACAATGGCAACACAAAACTCAATTAATAATCATGCATATACACTTGTTACAGACACTGCTATTACAGCAGATACAGGTAATATCACAGCTACACTGGGTAATATAGTTATCACCAATGGTATGTTGTCAGTTGGGGGTGTAACTGGAACCGATGGTCAGGTCTTACTAGCAGCGACAGCGGCAAACCCAGCTTGGGGGTCTATTTCAGCTGGTTCTGGTATAACTGTCACTCCAGGTGTTAATACTTTGTCTATAGCATCAACAGTAGTACCAGGTATTAGCTGGTCTCAAGTTGGTGTTGATGGTGCATTAGTAGTTGATACTGGAATCGTTAACAGCAAGGCAGCCTTGTTGACAATGTCACTACCTGCCGTATCGCCTATTAACTCCATAGTCAAAATAGTAGGTTGGGGTGCCGGAGGATGGATAATAACCCAGGCAGCTAACCAACAGATATTATTTGGCAATACTAATACAACATTAGGCGCTGGTGGCTCACTTGCCTCAAGTAATGCTGGAGACACAGTAGAGCTTATATGTGTAGTTGCAGACTTAGTATGGCGTGTCATGACAGGACCTGTTGGCAATCTGACAGTTGTATAATTGAAACAAATATATAATTAAGCCCCTGGATGCATCATGGCTGAAGGGGGCTTTTTTAAAAGGTGAAACATGGCAACAAACAATGCGATTAACAACCCAAAGATCATGTTCTTTGCATATCTTAATGCATCGACTGGAGCGGTTACTGGTGACGCTACAGTATACTCAATAGCTTACGATCGAGTCTTATATGACTCAACTGCCAGCATGAACTTAGCTACTGGAGCATATCTGGTACCAAAAACAGGCAAATATTTTCTAACATTTACAACGCTTCTAGGTGGTCTAGCAGCTCATACATCAGCTAATTATTATATGTCAGTTGCTGGCGTTTTGGATTGGAATGGTGCCCTTATAAATCCAGGAGTTGTTGATCAAGCTGGTTTATTAAGTTTAACTGATGCGGCGATAGTTAATTTAACTGCTGGTCAATCCGTTATAGTGACAGGGAACGTAGCAGGCGGAGCTAAATCAGTTACCATACAATCAGGCGGCGCAGCTAGTCCTCAATCATGGTTTTGCGGATTCTTAATTGATTAAGGAGATATTATGGCAACAAATAACGCAGTTAATTTTAAAAAACCATTTCCATCGTTTTACGCGTATGCAAGTGCTGATGTGGCAAATGTAACTGGTGATGGTACAGTTGTGACTCTTCCTCTGAATAGTACATTACATAATGTTACAACATCCTATAGCACGGCTACGTACACATTCACTGCCGATAGAACAGGCAAATTTTTAGTAGCATCGCAGCTATTTCTAGGTGAGCTTGTGGGTCATTCTTCTGTGGATTTCACTATAGTTACAACAGCTAGAAACTATGCTGTTACTGCAAATTTGACACCTATGGCAAGTGGCGCAACAACAGTATGCGGATTCCAAAACATAGCTCTGGTAGATATGACAGCAGGAGACACTTTGTATTTGACGGCTGCATGCGGTGGAGGTGGAAAAACGGTAGATCTTATAGGTCTAAAATATTACTCATATTTATCATGTAGCTATATAGGTTAAGGAGAAACCATGGCAACAAACAATGCAATAAATCAGCATAAACCTATCCCTTTATTTTTTGCATATATGGCTGCATCAACAGGAGCAGTCACAGGTGATGGGACAACTGTTAAGGTACCATACGATTCAACATTATTTAATGATGGAAGTTTCAACACAGCGACCTATGAATTCATAGCACCAAGTAACGGTATATATTTATTGAATACTGGAATTATTGCTGATAATGCTAACGGCAAAACGTCTGCAGGGATTCAGTTTTATATAAATGGCGTCCTTTTCAACGCATATGGCTGTAACCCTAATTTAATAACAGTAGGCGGATCATATAGTAAGAACGTTAACTGTATTGTTGAAATGACTGCTGCACAATCAGCATACCTTATTTTTTATGTAGCAGGTGGCGCTAAAAACTGTGCAATTATTAGTGCAGGCGCTGCTAACCCAAGAACGTGGTTCTCAGCAACTCTAATAGGATGACTATGGCAACAAATAACGCAATAAACCAAATCGGCGTGCTGCCTTCATTTATGGCTGTTCAAAATGCCGACCAAGCAAGCGTGACTGGTGATGGGAGTGTTTACGTACCACAATTTACTAATGTTGTTTATAATGCAACAAGTTCATTTGATGGAACTTCTACTTTTACTGCACCACTAACAGGCAAATATTGTTTCGGTGTCCATTTTCAATTTACAAATGTAGCAGCTGGTATGACTATTGGATATTGTCAGTTAATTACTACATTAGCTACATATAATTTATTTTTTTTAAACCCAGGAACTATGAGAGCCGCTAACAATATACTTACAATACAAAATTCTATTATAGTGCCTATGACTGCTACTAATACAGCATCATTAAATATTGCCTTTTTGAATGGTGCAAAAGCAGTAACTATACAAGGAGCAACAGCAGCGGCATCAAGAACTCCATTCTTCAGCGGTTATATGATTTCAGGAATTTAACGGAGAAACTATGGCAACAAATAATGCAATAAATTATAGACCAATATCATGGTTCGTTTACCCAAGTATAGACACCGACGATCAAACTGGTGATGGCACTGGGATAAGTCCTTTTTTTGATACGACTAAGTTTTTAATTGGTGGAGCTACTTTTTTTGGTCATCAAATTGGTGCGCCTGTTGCTGGATATTACATGATTAATGCACAAGTTACGTTTGGAAATGTCGCAGCTCATACAGCAGCGAGCATCAATATATTGAATACAACAACGGGAGAACAATCAACTCCATGCGAATGTAATCCGTCTGTTTTGAAAGATTCAAGTGATAAGTTCATGTTAAGCACACAGGCTGTTTTTTATTTAAATGTAGGTGATTTTATAGGTGTTACATGCGTTGTTAGTGGTGGAGCTAAAACGGTTGATTTATTGAGTGGTATCGCTAGTGAACCATTAACATGGTTTTCAGGGGCAATTTTAATATAAGGGAAAACATGGCAACAAATAATGCAATTAATTTAGCAAAGCCTTATCCATTATTTTTTGGATATTACAGTGCAACAACAGCAGCGATTACTGGTGATGGTACGCTGTTTCCGCTTGCTTTTGATACAGACAAATTCGATCTTGGCGGCAATCTTCTTAACGGAGTCGTGACGATACCTACGACTGGCAAATACTATATATATGTAACTACTCAATTAGGCTCTTTGGCTGTTGGGCATACATCATGCTTGCTGCAAGTAGGTTTAGCAGGTAACTATTTGGATGGTGGTTATGTCAACATAGGAGCAATACGTGATTCAGCTGATACAGCATCAGTTTCAGTATGTGGTCTTATGGATTTTACAGCAGCAGATATCGTGCAAGCATCAATAACGGTGACAGGAGCTGCTAAGGCAGTAACAGTTATCGGCGCAGCTACATATAGCTCGTACATATGCGGTTATTTGATTAATAGTTAAAAACCCAGTGCAGCAGGATCAACTGCACTGGGAAAAAAAGGAGAGTAGTAATGAAGCCTCGTCAAAGCTTATATTGGATCAACTTAGCCAATCCAATAATAGAGCGTTCACAATCTTGGAACTGAGCCAAGAGTTCTTTCATAAATTCTTCATCTTCATAGAGACTTTTGAATATTCTATCGAATAGGTAACTTATAGGTTGCCAATCGATAACATCTTCTTCACCTAATTGAATGTAATATTCTATAGCTCCACTGTCACAATAAACCTTCAAGATAGTAGCATAGGGCTTTATATCGAATTTGGTTGGTGGACAATGGCGCTCAATCATTTCACACTCTTTCGTGTTTCTCGAATGCGGTAAATCTCTCGCTTAACGGATTGATATTGATCTTGTGGGATCTCTGAAAGATAAGATACTCTCATGGATTTTAGGATTGATTTGTAAACATCTTTCATATCTTCTCCCGATAACAAGTCATCGAGTTCGTCGAGCTGTGTTTTATTTATCCGCTTGTACTGGTCATCTGGTATATTACCATAGTTATGACGGAGAGATACACCTTCAATTTGCTCATCTCTAGAAATCTTCGTTTCCTCTTCACAATCATCATCATCTCTGCAATTTCTTGGCGCAATGCCAAGAATTGCTAGAAGAGCTTGTTTCTTAGTCTCATTTAACAATGAACAAAATACCTTCATTTCCCCTGATATTGCCGTAACCTTGCTGAGACATTCAAAGTACTGTCCTGAAGAATGCACAAGCTTAGTGTACAACGTAGTGCCATCGCTATCGGTAATAGGTAGTTGAGTAACAGCCAGTTGGTTAGCTTCAAGTGCTTTTCTCGTCGCTGTAAAGATTGCATCTATATCTACATACTCTGTTTGTGTTCTTGGATTCATCCTGTTAAAAAACAGTGGCAAATATGACCCCTGAGCCAAGCTAAGGGCAGAAGCCAATAGATTAGTCTCAGGGGATTGAAAGGTGCGCCTAGGGTAATTTTTAAGCTTTTCTTGATAACCAGCTTCCAATAGCTCAGTCATAGCCTTATATAGATGAATAAGTTCGTTTGTTTCCATTATGTACCCTTCAAAGCAGTCTTAATTTTAACGATTGTATCTTTAACTGTCTCGAAAGAATCGTATGGAATTTCTTCAAACTTAGAAACCTTTATAAGTTTAAACAATGACGTAGACACTTTTTCATCACTGTCGATAAGTTTTTTAAGTTCTGCGACATCAGTGTCAGTTATAAATGCTGGTTTAGTTTGCGCTACGAACTCTTCTAATCCATCATCAAAGTCCTGGTCGCCTGTCATGATACCGAACATCGCTCTAAGATCTTGACGGCATCTATATGTCATTATCTTGCCAAGATCTTGCTGGTTCATGGTTGTAGCTGATTCTTTAGTCCATAAGAAAGACAGTGATGAACGCCATTCGCCACTTACATGCGTAACTAATGTTTCAAGCATAACGTCGTCATTGTTGTATCTTGGCTCTTGAGCAATGTGAACATCATGCTTATTAGCTATAGGTAATAATATGAACAACATGTGTTCAAGCCTAACAACCTTGAAACTACGTTGACCACTTACTTGTACGCCAGTCTTATACATTGGTGGTAACTGCTTTTGTATTGCTATCATCGCCTTTGTAAGCTCAATTATGGAGTCACTTCTATATTGCATATCTACCTTTCGAAGTCAGATATTGATTTGTTTTTATGATAATACTTAAATGCCTTTAATAATAGATCTATGTCTTTATAGAGTAGAGAGACGTTTATATTGTTCTCTTTACAGATATTAACTACTGTTTTAGTACCCATTACATACTCTTTAACTACTCTATCTGCTTTGGTTACTATGCCTGCTGCATGCTCATCATATGCTATAAGGTAATCGTCTATTACCTTTAGTCGTTCTTGAAGTGTGAAAGCAGTATAGAAGTATTCCATATCATCGAATTGTTTTCTGGTTATCTTGCTACGTTTACCAGGACCCGAACGATGATTACCCATTAGTTTTTCTCTATTTTATGGATTAACACATCATCTGTTATATTCTTACACATGTAGTTTATAGCGAAGAGTTTCTTTATATTTTGATTGAACTGCGAGAAAAGATATTTTTTCTCTTCTAATGGGAGGTTATAAAAAGCCTCCAAAGATATATTGCATTTGTCCTTGAGAGCAGCATCCAAATAATAATCTGGATCTACTTTGAATGTGAAATAGAACCATGGCAATACGTCCCATAAACCAACTGAAAGATTGATTATAAGATCTAATGGCTCTGATATTTCACTATCTTTAAGGAATTGGTTTATCTCATCTTGAGGTTTATCTTTGTTGGCTGCAACGTAATCGGACGCTGCTTGTATATATTCATTCGCTGTTTTTATGTACTTATCTGATTGCATGATAAACAACTGGCTTCTTGTTCTCTTCACTTATAGACTCCCTGTAAATAGAAACAAATAAATACTATTAACAGTCTACAGGATACACAATAAAAAGTCAAATATATCTTGCACTTATTTATAAACCCACGTATACTTAAATATGGTAAGATAAAACACTTTAACATATAAGGAAGCACGTCTGTGCTGACGATGCTTCATAGAGAGACCTATGAAAGAAATGACAATGCTTGAAATATCAGAGAATACTGAGCTATTCAAATCCATGTTGGATAAAATGATTATAGCTGATCCTGATAAGGCTTTATGCAGAGTAGCCGATGAGATTGGCATAAGTGTCATCACACTGAATAAGTTCTTATTCACAAAAGATGTTCACTCAAGAAAGACTATGTGGAAGTTATATAACTACCTTCGAAAGGTTGAACGTGATAATACATTGCAATCTGTGTAAAGGCTGCCAAGACGAAATCAGAGCCAAGAGAGTGATATCCAAGAGAAACAAAGAGGGACAACTTGTTCACTTTGGATATTGCTATACATGTTGGAAAGAATTAATGGAATCTTGCGGCCCTTTTTGGGAAGATATTGACTTAGATTCTAGATTCAACATAAAGGATAAAGATGCCAATAACAAATGCTAAAATACCTGATGGATACAAATGCTTCAAATGCGGTATCGATATAACCGATGATAATGGTGTAATGTTTAATTGGCCTCATCCATTACAGACTTCTAAGCCAAGTTGCCTTTGCAAGGTTTGTAAAGATGAATATATAGTTAAACGAGATATATTAAATAACGAATACTTTCCCGATTAAGGTAATAATATGAACTTAAAGTTTTTGCTTTTTTGCGTATCATTTTCGTTGAGTGCTTGCGAAACACCAAACTATTGTATAGAACGAACATCTAGATCTCTACAAAGGAATAACTCACCACAAATTGGGTCATTAACTGTCATAACAGGCCCAATGTACTCAGGAAAGACAGCTAGACTTATAGATTATATTAAGTTGGCTAAGTTATCTGGCAAGAAAGTTGAAGTCTACTCTCACGCATTAGACTTTAGAAAAGAGAACTCGCTATCATCAAGAGCATATCCTACAGAGCGTATGGAAGCATTTAAGACCTGCGATGCGCGAGATATTCTTAAAGACTATTATCGTGGTGACTTTAACTGTGTGGCTATTGATGAAGCCCAGTTCTTTTCAACTCATTTAGCGCACTATATTAAATTGATGGTAGATTGCCGTGCTACGATATATGTTTCAGGACTTGATACTAACTATAGGGGGGAGCCATTCAGTGAGACCATGGGCAAATTATGCCAGATGGCTGACCTAGTAGTAAAGTTAACTGCTGTATGTGCTGTATGCGGCGGTGATGCTACATTAACACAACGGCTTATTAACGGAATACCTGCTGCTCTTAATGATGAACTGGTAGTTGTTGAGGGAACATGTGACGTGATTAAATACGAACCACGTTGCCGAAAGTGCCATGTGATAGAATGAATGACGAACTATATTTCCATGGCTCTTCTTCTGGTAATCCTGGACCTTCAGCGGCTGGATATTTCATAAATTCAGATTACTTGTTTCGCCCTGATGCTGCTTATATAGGTGAATCAACAGCTCCCTTTGCTCAACATATTGCGCTTGTTCTTGGTTTATTAGACTATATTCAGTTCTTTCGATATAAGAAAGATAAACTCCATATATTTATAGAAAATGGAAATAAGTCTCGTTTATTGAAAACAAAGAAATATGATCTAGCCCTCGCTTGTGATGCATCAGAACGAGTTAGGTATAATCTATACAATATGGAATTCTTTCTATTAAGCCAGATACAATACGAAGTTGAAATAGCAACCGAAGAAGACATGCAAGGTGTTAAGCAATTATCACGTAACGCAATAGTATCCAGGGAAAAGATGGACTCATGGTTTGAAGAATCGTTTAAAGAGTATGGTGTCCAATATATGGACTTTGAAAGAATAAGAAATGACTGACGAACAAGGCAACAGGCTTATCAAGGCAGTATTATTTGTTTCATCTGAACTTGAAAAACACAATAAATATATGGAAACCATTACAGAAAATGGTGATATATTATTCAACCGACTTGAAGAAATAGAAAAATCGTTGAATAATATAGGTCGTCAAATTAATCAATTAATGTGCGTTTTAGGTAAAAGGATAAAAAATGATTGATGATAACAAAATGTATATCATGCTATCAAACATAGCAGACGCATTGCGGTTAATGAATGAAAATATTGTTATGATAAAGGAGCAATCAAATTCAATAGAAACCATAACAGTCGATATATCAACCAAAGTAACAAACCAGATCAAGGACTAAATTGGAAAAAACAGACGGTTTTTCAGTTATATTAGTACCAATAATAGCACTGCTTACAATATATGCTTATTACTGGATAGGCTTAAAATTTATCCATGTAATAGGATCAGAAGTAAGAGATACAGTAAAGGTATATAAGAGTTAACATAATACTAATTATCGGACATAGGAGCATTTATGCCTAAAGAGCGAGGCAATGGATATAATAGAACTTAAATTAGAAAGCGTAAACTGTTTTGCATGTGAACAATTACTACCAACAATAAAAGGTAAATGCTTCAAGTACGAGATAAGAAAAGGCACTGAAACCATTTACTTATGTCAGAAGTGTGATAGTTGCCTTATCAATGATGAAGCATTCTATGTTGATATGTGGTTTGATACCCATGATATAAAAAAGCACCAGGAGAACGGCAAATCGTGCTGTTTGTGTAAGCAGGAAATACCAAAAGACTTCTTTGGAGGTTTGTCTTGCCATCCGTTTGAGATACACAAAGTGTTTTGTGAGAAATGCGGTAAGACCTTTTCAAAAGCAACGCATGAATATATGACTGCATGGTTAAAAGAAAATGAGGTAGCCACTTGTAACAATGCCATTTAGGTGTATATTGGCTTCAGTATGATTATTACAACTGCTTTTTGAAAGGCGACTTCGATGAAATACTTCTGCTCTCTTATTGCTGTATTAGCAATTGTCACTACACTTTCCTCCCTAGCAATGGATAGTACAACTCTTGATCAAACAACAACAACTACGAGTGGATCAACTGCGAATAGAAAGTAAAATCTCTATTCAATCGATAAAATATAGAACGCCGACTAAATGTCGGCGTTTCTTTTACTGCTGTAAAACATCTTCTAGAACTATATCAGGCGGGATATCGTCTACTAACTCAAAATGCATATCTGCTTTAACCATGGCTTGTAGCTCATTGATCTTAAACAGAATCTCTTTGCGTTGCTCTTCACCTTTTAAATAAAGATCTCGCACAACAAATAAAATCAAAGTGTTTAACATTATTAATATACATAGTAGTATCATCATTAGCTTCACTTCTACAGTCCTAGTAAGATGTTGCTATATATTTATATACTTCCAGGTTATCCAATATATGTTTTGCTTTTCCAATGGCTTTTTCAGGTATAAGTCTAAGCATAGCATCCGATGCAGTTGATTTGTTTTCAGCACACCATCTTGCAAACTGATAACTAATATAGAATAGTGTTGAATTTCGACTATAAGACTTTAAAGACATTATTGGCACATCTCTGGATGGAAATAACATAATCATTAACCCATACATATTTGCATCCATATTAGTTAATATCCATAAACTTTCATCGACTTCAGAGAAAATGAACACTTCTTTATGATAAGTACCAACGGCTATAGCTTTTTTATGTTCAGTATTCTTTTTAGTTTCTCCAGAGCTATAATCTGCTTCAGAGAACCAACTTATTTCCATTATTCGCCTTTCATTTGTTGGAATTTTTCACGATCTTTTTTTATTATCTCTTCAAATTCTTCGACGAAATCCATGATATGTCTAGAGAATATTATTCTGTCTTCAATTTTGAACTCTACTAATGGTTTGCATATTACGCTTACTGGATCACAATTCTCAGCATAATCATATTGCTCTATTTCACCTACAAGACGAAATCTTTTGAAACATTGCTTCCAACATATCCAATATTTCTTTTGTCCTTCAGAGTGCACAAACACATCTATCTCTCTACTGTAGTTAACTCGCTCAAGAATTACTTCGAGTTTCTGTATCCTTTCGGTTATTTCTTTGAGTGTTGCGTGAAGTTTATCAGCTTCGTCTAGTAATGAATTGAAGTTATCCATAAAACCTTTCGTAGGCAGTTAGCCATATAATGTTATTAAGTAATCACTAATCATAATATAACACACATAATTAAAGAAAGCAAGAGATACTTTACAAGTTATTTAATATTATGTAGTCTTACGATGTATTGATTGATAGTTTAATAGTGGGATAAGCGATAAAAAAACCTGTGAAGCATCGTCAGCCCGTTGGGCTTCCGAAAGCTGCAAACAAGCGGAAGGGCGAAGCCCTGACGACGCTTCGTAGGCGTTACTGGATGTAAGCTTAACAACCTTGTATAACTTACTGCTGTGACTATAACATTATTGCAAAAAAAATCCCATGACTTGCAAAATCATGGGAATATTATAAGCTCGTTAATGATAAAAACGATTTAACGAGTAAGTGATTTGGATTGGCGTCCGCATCACTTCAAAAAAAAGAGTTCTTTTATATGATTAATATATCACAAATATCCGCTCAAAACAACCCCCAAATAAATCTAATCAATATATTCACTTTGAAGAGTGTTAGTACTCGCGAAGCTACTAATACCTTCATAAAGGAGATGGTAATGCGTAAAAAAGCAGCACCTAAGTTATACACTGTCAATAAAGACTGGAATCCAACAAAAAAAGGAGTAGATGACCAGACTGAATCAATAGATCCCCATGTAGAAAAGAATCAGTTCTTAATAGATGGAAAGCCATTTGTATGGACTGAATTAGATCATGTATGGGTTAAAAGATGTTATGACCTACGACAAAACAGAAAACCTGTAATAGAAGACTACATTAAAGACGGTATGAACAGTGATGATGAAAGTTTTAATTGGTAAACTAAAAGGCCAGCCCATGCTGGCCCAACTTCGAAAGGCATTTATATGAATAATATACCACAACAAGCTAGAAAAAGCACTATAGATGTGATTTCTGAATGCCATAATCAAATGGCTAATAACAGCCTACCTTTTCCTTCTGGTGAGAATCTTATTCTTGATAATAACATGCATAGATATTCTGCGGATAATAAACCAGAAAAAGATGAATGGTATTGGGGTATATCAGATGAAGACGGAACAATTGTTGTTTATGGTTCATGGAGCACGGGTGATAAATTTACATTCAACAGTTGGTCATCAGAAGATACCGAAGATTCTGATATTAGACTTAGAAGAGAGTACAAGATAAAAGAGTTAAAACAAAAAGCAGATAAAGAACGCGATGAGAAACAGTATCAAGCCTCGCTCAAAGCACTTGAATGTTTTGAGAATCATGTAAAGCCTACAGAAACGCACCTAGGATATCCAAACTACAAAGGAATTAAGCCTTTAGGCGTACGCTTCATGCCTTCAAGGGCTAATGCATTCATGGTACCATTGCGTGATACACAGGGCAAATTATGGAGTATTCAATTTATTATATTCTTTGCTAATACCATGGAAAATGATAAGAAGTTTTTCCCTGACTCAAGAACTGGTAGTGTATTCCATGTAATCAATGATGAAAAGCTTTGCAATGATATAACAATATATGTTTGCGAAGGCTGGGCTACAGGTGTATCCATATATGAAGTGGTTAAGGCTCCAAATGTTCGTGTAGTTGCTGCTATGAGTATGCTTAATATTAGTAAGACTATAGATGTTATAAGAAAGTCTTTCAATTGCACGTTTATTATCTGTTCTGATGGTTCGCCTAGAGAAAAAGAAGCAGCCAATGAGGCTGCTACTAGATTCGGGTGTAAAGTAACATATCCTTATTGTCCTGAAGGTAACGACTTTAATGATGTGCATAAAACACTTGGTATTGAAGCTCTTAAAGAACAATTAAGCAAAACTGTAGAATTTGAAAGCAATATTGAAGCTGCAAAAAGACTTGCTGGGAAACTTCTAAAAAAAGAAGACCCTTGCGCAGGATTTAATCTTAAGAATATGCCACCAATTATAAGAGATCACGTTTTAGAGGTGTGTTGTTCGAATTCTGCTAGTCAATTAATAGTATTAACCGCTATCCTAGCAAGCTGCTCTTCTGCTATAGGTAAACGCTTTATTATGGAAGAAAGTAGAACTCGCGGGGAAGGTTATTTTAATCGTCTATATTGTAATCTATGGATGTTGTCAATAGCTCCTAGCGGATGGTTCAAAAGTACTGCAATAGGTTGCGGTTCTAGATATGTTAAAGAACACAGAAAGATTGTACGAGAAAAAGTTGAGTATCTCAAAGGACAAATTAGAGTTTCAAATAATAAAGATGAGCAGTTAGCATTTTGGGAAATGATTCGCAAAACAGAATTGAAGAGTATTATGCTGCCTGACAGAATAACACCAGAAGCACTACTTCAGATGTTAGGACAAGGTAGAGGCGGGGGCATCTTCAATAGTGAATTCGATAGTTTTCTTAAGAGCTTAACAAAACCTGGCAATACTGAACTTATGTCTTTGTTTACAAAGTTTTATGACTGTGAAGAAGGAGCTTCAGAGAACAACACAAAGACTCAAGGTTCTGATTATGTTGATAGACCATATATAACTATATGTGGTGTAACAACACCTGTCTGGATGTCTTCTGGTTTTAATGATAACGATATAAGAGGAGGCTTCGGAGCTAGATTTCTTATATTTATATTACCAGGTAATAATAAAAGACCGCCTTCTTTACCTAATGGTGATGATACTGCGCCAATAAACACCTATGCTGCATTTAAAGAGCGTCTTAATGAGTTACCTACTTTTAGACGATACAAGTTTAGTGAAGATGCATTGCCTTACTATGATGTTATTTACAATCAGATATATGACTTGAAGGACTCATTTGGCGAAGAAAGCGAAGAGATTTTAACGCCATTTACTCGCAGATGGTGTCCATATATCATCAAGGTAGCTATGATAATGCAGTACTTCTTTGATAAAAATACTGACCTCATAAGTATTCAAGCAATAAATGCAGCGTTCGATTTTGTTTTACCCGCTATAAAATCAACAATCTATTTCTTTAAAGAAGAACTTGGCGAATCTAAGTTTGAACGTGAACAGAAAGCAGTCTTTAAATGGATATGCACACGTACAGAATCACAAGGCTTTGCTCGTCATGATGCATTCGTATCTTCACGCATAGGCGTAAGCCTTGGGAAGCAGGGCAGACTTGAAGCCATAACCACATTGAAAGAAAGCGGTAAAATCGAAATCATACCTGGTAAGACTATGGAAATGAACGTTTACAAGATTCTTAATAAAGTACCCATAGATTAATTGATTTAAAGAGAGCCTGACATAGCCTGACGCAGCCTGACAATGAGATGTCAGGTTCTTCTTTTTGTTTAAAAAGCCTTTATCTTAAGTATTATTATAATATATATATATATATATTACATAGATATAAGATAACCTGACATACCTGACATACTAGCTCGATCAAATTATGGTTATTACAAATTGAAAAATTAAACTTACTTTTGAGAAAAAAGACACAAAAAATGTCAGGCTTGTCAGGTTTGTAAAATAGCCTTCGAAAAGACTGATCTGATCAACGTATTGAAGCCTGACAATCGCATGTCAGGCAATGTCAGGGCTGTCAGGCAATGTCAGGGAAGGTGTTTTTAGGCTAAAGTTTATACATGGTTATTGCTTAATTTATGGATTATGCTACAATATGTTCAGCTACCAAAAGTATTCAAAAAGGAATAAGATGAACGATAATTTAAAGATCAAAATTGATGATCGATACATAGAAGTAAAGACGGAGCTAGATTCAGATACTAAACCAAATCTAATAATTATAAGAGATTTTATTGGATTAGGGTGTAGCATCTATATTAAAACAAAATTAAAAAGCGATAATGTACGAATATTGAATCTTGCTGGATTCGAACGCTATTTTAAAACGCCAACAAGTGAAATGTATAAAGGTGGAATAGTAGACTTTTTACATGGAAACTGTTTTTATATTAGCCAAGAGACTTTTAAAGAATGTTTAAAAGAAAACCATGGATTGTATCAATTGATTTTGGACTCTATAGAAGAAAGATCTTTTAAACTTGCTAGATATCTTTGTAATTCAGAAAAAAATATAGAGAATTTACGATGTTTTATGAGTTCATTGGCGACACAAAGATATCCTGATGAATTTTATTGGGAAGATGAAGAAATACAAACTATCGCCGAAATCCATAAAATTTAAATTAACTTAGATATTTGGTAGCTGCCCCGAACCTGCAAAGGCCAGGGGCTTTTTCATGCATAAAAAAGGCGGCCGCAATATACTTAGGGGTTTCCAAAGCATAGATCATTACGCCGCCTTTGAGACTATAAAATCTCTGCGCACTTCTATTAGTCTACCTTTTCACCATTGATAAGCAATTCACATTTACCAGCAAACACGGTATCAAAGGCTTTTTTCATACCCTTAAGTGACCCTTCTGTTTTAAGCCACCTATCAATACGTTGAATCATATCTAAATTGTATTCTCGATTGAACGAATTTCTATAAGCCTTGGCCTTCTTGAGAATTCCACTAAGGTTGCCGTTTATCTTCCAACAAACGATATACCTTTCTTCAGTGATAAGAGGTAATACTAAGTCACTTGATTGCTTACAAAGGATATTTAGCTGTCTAATCAATGGATTAAGGGTACTTTCAATTTCCTTTTCAAGCACAGTTAAATCAACCGTTGGTTTCTCTCTGTCTTCAGGATTAGTAAAGAACTCAGTGTTTGTGCTTTCAGGCCATTTAGGATGCACAATACTACAACGCTTAGGTATTTCTAATTTTCTTGCTATTGAGTAAATCTCATTGCACTTTTCTATTATCGCCTGAATCTCTAGTCTTTTCTCTTCGGTGTATACTTCGTTGAGTACTCTGTCTATATCTTTAATGTCCACGGATAAACCTTTCAATATATTGAAGTTGTTTGCCTAATGTCTTGAAGAGAGACCCATTAGGCAAATAGATATTATTTGTTAATTACCAGGCGATTAAGCCTTTATCTACAAGCTTTTGATAATGTGCAAAGAACTTTGTATATTCACGATTAGACAATTGTTTAGCCATGAACTTAAGCTTGCTGTTATCGCTCTTCTTGTAGAACTTGTGAAAACTCATGCCATGATCATTGAGTATGTCACTAATAGGTTTGAGGTGTTCAAGATTGAACATTACTAACACTCTTTGGTTGTATTCTTTCTTAGCTTTGTTCACGGTTTTTCCTTTCAAAGTATGCTAAATCTATTACGTGCATTGCTTCGCGAATTAGTTCGCCATTCTCAATTGAATCTTGTATATACCAGAAAAAACCATATAAGCCACGTATCTCTTTTTTATCAAGATCAGCTAAAACCTTTGATTGTTCATCATATGACAGCTTAATATAAGCTTGCCATGCCATTCCTATTGGATCCATGTTAACACCTTTCCTTAGCGAAACCCATTTGCCACACAACAAAGTCTTGAAAAGTCTTCATTTGTTGGACAAGCTCATTATCACTGAAAGACTTTGTTTCTCTCGTTTCTTTTTCCATAACATCTATATATTTGTCGAATGCTTCATATATATTCTCAAGTATTATCCAATCTAATGGTTTAAGCACTTGGAATACTTCTTTAGCGCTCTTATGTTTAAAGTGAAACCAATTAGCGCCTAATTCATTGTTTATATATGCGTCAAAGTAAGCCATCTTCTTGTAAATATCCATCGTATACCCTTTCAAAGTATCTAACATTTAACTATAACTAAATATACAACATATAAAGTATAAAGTCAACTATATTTATACAAATACTTTCATTTTATTTGTAGGTTAGTATGCTCCGAGGTAGTTACCTTTCACAAGGAGCATTCTATGAGAAACCGAACCTTTACCCTAACAATATATGGATCACCTATTGCTAAGATGCGAGCACGTCTTAACTGTGGATACTCTCAACGGCGCTTCTATGATGCGCAGCAGCATGAGAAGCAAGCCGAGAAGATATTTGTTTCACGTATGTTCGACGCTATGCCGCAGTTTGAAGGCCCCTGTAGGTTAGACGCACTGTATTACATGCCAATAAAGAAGAGCCACAACGTCCCCGAAGGATCATATCACTATTATAAAGCTGATCTGGACAATCTTTTGAAGTGGACTATGGACAATTTAACACAAATAGTATATAAAAATGACTGCATCATAGCCGAGATCTTCACCAAAAAGATATACTCTAAGGAAGCAAGAGCGGTTATAACTATAACGGAGTTAGAAAATGGCGAAGATATTAAAGAAGTCCCAAGATTCGATAAAGCCCCGTGTCACGAACACGTTTTACGAAGACTACAAGGATGCAGCGGGCAACCTTCAACTTCTGACACAGACATTTATCGAAGAACTAAGCGTAAGGTTAATAAAAGCAGCCTCTGAATCTGACGGTAGCGATGATCTTACAGCATTGCTAAGGCCATTAGGTGTAAAGACAAAAACCTTTTATACATGGGTAAATAAATATCCTGTACTAGCTGATGGATATGCACAAGTTAAGTATGAGATGGCCTCTAAGATGATTAAGAATGGCCTTAATCGCAAGCATGAAGCATCATTGACTAAGTTCTTACTACATGGATTGATACCAACTGAGTGTAAAGAGATTCAAAAAATCATGGCTGTAGACAAAAACAGCGATGACGACAAAGTAAAATACATTATCATGAAGGATATCGGTAAAGATGGAGAAGAACCAGTTAAGTAATGAATGTAGGATACAGCTTGAAGACCTATATCAGCCACGCAGCTATCAAAAGGCTTTGTTTAATGCTATTGAGAATGATGGATATCGTAGAGCCTTATTAGTTTGGCCTCGTAGAGCAGGTAAAGATATTACAGTTTGGCATTTCATATTACGCCAAGCTATAAAGAAGATCGGGACTTACGCATACTGTCTGCCTACCTACAGCCAATGCAGAAGCGTGATATGGTCGGCGATTAGGTCGGATGAAGTCCGCTTCCTCGACATGATTCCAAAGGGTTTAATAGCCAAGATTAATAGCAGCGATATGACTGTGACGCTCACTAATGGATCAATGATCAGGTTAGTAGGCAGTGATGCTTATGATCGTTCATTAGTGGGAAGTAACCCTCTAGGTATCGTATTTTCAGAATTCAGTAGGGCGGACCCCAACGCATTAAAATACAGTTTGCCAATATTAAATGCTAACGACGGCTGGTTGGTGGTGTTATCAACGCCATATGGCCATAATTCGTTCTATGAGCTTTACAATATTGGTAAGGCTAATCCTAAAGCATGGTTTGTACAGCATTTAACTATCGATGACACACGCCATATATCACGCCAATCAGTGGATGACGAGGTGCGTCAAGGCCTAATCAGTCGTGATCTCGCGCAGCAAGAATATTTTTGTTCCTTTGATTTAGGGGTCGAAGGTAGCTTCTATGCTAAGTATGTAAATAAAATGCGGCTTGATGGCAGAATAACAGATTGCCCTTACGAATCTCATCTTCTCGTGCATACGGCCTGGGATATTGGCCTATCAGACGAGTGCGTTATTTTAATGTTTCAAATAGTATCAAACACAGTGCGAATAATAGACTGTTACCATGGTTCTAAGGTTGGATTAGAACACTATGTTAAAGAGCTTTATACTCGTGATTATTGTTGGGGTTCTCATATCGGGCCTCATGATTTGCGCGTAAAAGATTATGGCTCAGGATTAACGAGACTTGAGATGGCCGATAGATTAGGCATTAAGTTTGATATCGCCCCGTCATTGTCAATTATGGATGGTATAGAAGCAGTTCGTGCAGGTATATCTAAGTTGTATATAGATCAAACCAAGTGTATCAAATTGATCAGTGCTATGGAGAACTACCATGCAGAGTACGACGAGAAGCATAACGTTTACAAATTGAAGCCCGTTCACGACCGAAACAGCGATTGGGCTGACGCATTACGCTACTTATTCCTTGGTTTGGATATGATAACGACTGAGCCATCAGCAGAAAGAATCAATGAACGGTATAGGAAAGCTGTTGAAGGTAACAACGTAGCCTATAATCCGTTTGTACAAAAGCCGTGGTGAATCTTTGAATGTGATTTCTCTATACAACCCACGGCTTTAGTTGAGATAGTTACTTGTTATTAGCCTTCGCAGATTAATATAATTCATCTTGATATAGCAACAACTTTATACTATACGGAGCAGATAAATGATCTTTCCCGATGAAGCCCTACGTTATGCAGACCCAGCCCATCGCATAGTGCTGCAAAGGGTAGAAAACTTTTATGCTGGTGCGATAACGCATAACCAAACATTTTGGGCCGAAGCTAATATAGACACTCAGTTTCTTACTGGCTCTCAAGATTATTACAATACTCTTTACGGTCCTCCATTCCCTGGCAAGCGTAAGAACTTCTATTTCAATCATATTCGCCCTATAGTAAATCAAATAACAGGTAGGCAACGGCAACAGCGTAAAACTACTGTCGTTCTGCCACAGCTCAATGCAGATGATTTAACAGCTGATCAATTATCAAAAGTTATGATGTGGGTACATGAAAACGCAAACATTTACGAATCTATTTCTCAAGCTTTTTATGGAGCATGTACAACAGGGTTATCGTTGCTTCATGTATATATGGACTATCGTTCTGATTGTATCAGTGGTGATATACGCGTTGACGTGTGCCCATACAATTCTTACATAATAGATCCATTCTTTACCAAGACAGACTTCTCAGACTGTGCAGCTCTCTGGAAGAGATCTTACTTAACCCGTCGTGAAGTGATGAGCTTACTACCATCATACTCAGATCTTATATTGGATATCCCTATAA